ATCTTGCCAGTCGCATCCAGTGTGGCGATGCCGGACGCCGCGGCACGCTGACTCAATGGCACATAGGTAAGCGCCGCAGATGTATTGGTCGAGGATATCTGTGCGTCAACGTATTGGCGGGTCGATGCCATGAGCGCAGTCGTTGGATCGCCGGCAAGCGTGAGCGCACCACCCATTACACCGCCGGTCAGCGGCAGAAACGCCATGGGAGATCCGGCAATCCATGGCGTGGCGGTGAAATTCACCGCCCCATTCGATCGACTGATGGTTAGTGGGTTATCCACCCACCCGCCGGCGTCGCTGTAGCGACCGACAACGAAGTCCTCACCTGCCGTCTGGTCACCTGGCAGGATTGTCCAGCGCGTCGCTCCGGCCGCACGGCCGGCAATCAGTCGTTGACCTCTCACATCGTTGTCAAGAAATAACTGCGACGGCGACCCGCCAGTGCCGGCGATGATGGCGTATATCTTAACGGTCAACGACCCGGTAAGCGTGCCGCCGGTGAGCGGTAATACGCCATTCCAGCTTGTCCCGTTGAAGCGCCCATAGGTAATGCCGTCCGCTGGCGCCTCAGGATACGGTGTGCCCGGCACGCCTTGTGGCCCGGTAGGACCAGTCGGTCCAGGGGGACCAGGCGGCCCGACCCAGCGCTCAGGATCGGGCGGCCCCTCGGCGGTGCCGGGGTAGTCGCTGTATTTCAGGCGATATGCCATTTTCAGAAATACGTCCCCTGAACAGCGGCGCCACTCGATGGCAGCGCCACGTACCGGTAGATCGAGAACATCGCCTCGGCCGTGTCCTTCGCGTCCGTGTCCATGCCGAACAGCGGCGCCAGCGCATCGGCCGCCAGCGTGGCGTAGGGGTCGGAGAGAGCGTCGGGGATATCGAGCGAAGTCCACCGAGCAATGCCGCGCATCACCAGATCGTTGTGAACCGCCTGCACCGCCTGCTGCGCGTTGTCGTCAGCCGACAGCACCATCGCGCCCTTGCGAACGCGCCCCTCCAGCAGCGCCACCACAGCCGGATCTGTGGCCTTGCCGAAGCTCGACGCCGCATAGGCTGCCGCGAGCTTGGTGTATTCCTCGGCAAAGGCGCGCGGCATGGCGGTGCTGTCCCACCACACCACGCCCTGCGCATCGAGCGAGGCATGCACCGAGGCCACCTTGTCGAGCATCAGCGCCTGGTCGGACGGCGACGGCGTTTCGTCGGCGGCAATCACGCCCAACTCCACCAGCGCCGCGGTGGCGAGCGTCGCGGCGGGCACCATTTCCGTGAGTGTCGGGCTGTCATCGAGCGGCACCACCCGCACGCCGAGGCGACGCAGGGCAATCTGCGCAATGGTGCCGATCGAGGTGGTCATAGCGGCAAACGCAGATCACCGCGCGCATATGCCTCAAGCAACGCGAGCTGCTCGCGGTCTATGCGCTCCAGTTCTTCCGGTGAGTATTTGGCGCGGTGGGCTGCAATCCTCGCCCGGTCCGCTATTCGTGCCGCTTCAAGCCGCTCACGAAGCGCCTTGGCCTCGTCAGAGGCCAGATACTCGGCAACGGATTGCAGAAGTTCCTCCCGCGTCATCATGTGCGTCCCCTGTTCAGGCTGCCGCACCGCCGCGCACCGTCGGCGGTTCAGTCGGCGGCGGTGTCGGCACTTCCTGAATACCGGCCGCGAGGCTCGACATGCGCGTCGCCTTGCTGGTGACGTGCTTGGCCGCTGCCGCCGCCTGGACAGCAGGCGGCTCCCACGGCTCACCGGTCGGCGGCCCGCTCGGATTGGCCGGATCGAGCCCGATTGCCACCAGGTTCTCGTCACGCAGCATGGTGTTTTCCGTGATCGTGCCAGCGGCACCGCCACGTGCGCCCAGCCCGGCCTGGCTGTTGAAATCGAGGATGACCTGTGCGCCGATCGATCCCGCCGCCTGCGCTTCTTTCAGTTCCGCCGCGGCCTTGGGATCGGGTGCCGCTGCCTTCGCCTTGGCCTCTCGCGATGGCCGTGGTGTCGGCGTCGGCGTAGGTGCCGGCGGATGGTCGCCGGCGTGCTGCTCGTGCTTGTCGTTTGCCATTGTCGTGTCTCCTTATGCGTCAGGCTCGGCCGCGCTCCAGATCGTGAAAACGCCATTATCGACGGGTTTTGTCTGGTCCACGGTCGGATCGACACCGAACCGCAGCTTCGCCACGCCCCTGATCTCCTGCACGCCGGTGCCGGAGAAGAAGCCATAGTCACGCTCGTTGGTGATGACCTTGGTGCGCTGTGCCCACGCGATGCCGATGGCCTGCGCGCCGCAGAGATACGATGCGCCGGCATCCACTGTGCCACCGGCACCCACGTCGGGAACGGTTGGCATTTCGGGGATTTCACGGATGATCACGCCGTCGTAGATGATGTCGCCGGCCGTGAACAACGGATTGTCGCTGCCACGGTTCCACGCATATTGCAGCGCATTGATGATCACCGGATCCAACATCAGGTCGCGGTAGACCAGAGACGGCACGAACAGCACGAACCATTCCTCATCGCCGTTGATCCTGATCGGCCGGATCTTCGGCGTTGCCGTGCGCGCCAGGCGCTTGGCCAGGGTGATCTGTGCGCCGTTCATCTTGTCGGCGGTGTTGTCGATGTTGGTCAGCGAGGTGGCATAGACGCCGGTGTTGTTGCTCTTGCTGGCCCCGAACAGCACGCGGTCGCTGTTGTTGACCAACCAGGTATTGCGCTGTGCCGCTGTGGCCGCGCCGTAGCTGATCTGCACGTCGCCATCCGCCGTGATGGCACCGAGGCTCAGGATGATGTCGTTCCTGAGCTTGTTCATCGCCCAGTTCTTCAGCACCTGCTTGGCCGCCATCAGCAGGTCGATGACCGACTTCTGTTCATCCCACTGCGACACGGCGACGGCGTGCCGGATGACCGAGACGGCGACCTTCAGGCTTCGGGCGTTGAGGATTTCCTCATTGCCCTCCAACACCGTGTTTCCGGTAACGCCCGCGCCAACGAGGTTGCGAACGGTGGGGAAAACAACGGAATCGCCCGGCTTGCGGGTGAGGTCCGTCTGTAGCTGGATCATCGCATCCAGCGTGGTGCCGAAGTAGACGCTGAACTGTGATTCCCTGAGGTATTCTACCCAGAAATCACTTTGCCATTGGATAGGGGTTAAGCCCGGTCTTGCCGGGGTGACATTCATGTCCGCCACGGGACAATCTCCATTTTAGGTTGGGGATGTCCTCGCGCCCGTTAAGCCCGGCGGCGGCATTCGCGCCCGTTTCGGTCGGCGGCACCTGGGATCGGCACTCGCGCCCGTGTTGACCCCGGCGGCGGGTAGGCGGTAGGTTTGTGGTGTTCGACGTCCGGGTTGTGCGCCTTCAGCGTGCGGCCTTAGATGCCGCTATCCAGATCTGGGTGGCGGCATCTTTCGTTTAGAACCGGCGGGTCTGCCCGTTCTGCGATTTGCGGTTCTGGATTGGTGCGAGCACGTCCTCGAGGCTTGGTTCTCCCGACCATGTCGGCGCGCTGCGCCCAGCGACGCTGCGTGCGGTGGCGAGCGACGGCTGCAGCCCGGCTGCCGGCGATATCGGCGGTGCGGTCTTGGCCTCAGCCTCCCACTTCGCCCGTGCCTCAGCCTCGATCCGCGCACGGAATGCCGCCGGATCGTCGCCAACGTCGCGGTGCAGCCGCTGCTTCTCGACTTCCCTAGTCAGCCACCCGTACGGATGCACCTGCGCATGCAGCTTGTTCCACAGGCTCGGATCAGCGCGCGCCGCTTCCTTGAACTCCGCCACGTAGGCGTTGACCTTCTCGTCCCCGAGCTTATCGCGCAGGGCCAGTTCGCTCATGTTCAGCCGCTCGTTCAGCAACGACTCCTGCTGGCGCTGCACCAGGAACTGCGCGAACCCGTGCGGGTCGGTGGCCGGATCGGGCGGCGGGATGTACTGTTGCTGCGGTGGCGGTGGTTGCGCTGGCCGTTGCGCCGCCTCCAGTTGCTTGCGCAACTCGTCACGCTCCGCCTCGGCGCGGGACGCCCGTTCCACCCAGTTCTGCCGCTTGCGTCGCTCGTCCTCGTAGGCACGCCGCGCCACGCCCTGCTGGCCCTCGAGCGGCGGTGGCGGCTCCCCGTCGTCCTCGGCCTCAG